TGTCCTAAAAGGTGTTTGAAAAATGCGCTCCTATACTCTGCGCTGGCGAATACGTCGCCGTCTGTTGCGTCATAGCTGGCTCTTGGTTCAAAGCTCGCCCCGGTAATAGGGTTAAATTGCTGCCCTGGCTTCTGACTTCTCTGCTCAATGTTTTCCTTTGCCTGTTTTAAGCCTTCAAGCTCAACATTAAGGCTTGCAATGTCGGCGTTTGGGTCTGTATCTACAATCTGTTTGATTTCCTTTGCTCTTTTCTCGATTTCCTCAATAGAGCTGTTCATATAATGGTTAAAAGCTTCCGCTATAGTCTTAAATTTCATGGTATTAAACCCCTTTCATCAAAATTTGGTTAATTCTTATCTTGGCGGCTTCCCTTAAAGGATCTTCTTTAATTTCCTTCATGGCTGCCCTGGCTTCAACGCTGGTCTGTGGGTACGCTGGAAATGGCACTATTGATATTTCATAGATTTTTTCAATCTTAAATATTTCCCTCGTATTCGTTGCAGCGTTATACCGGTCGCCGCCTTCTGGCACCTTAAAAGCAAAGCTCATACCGGTAAGGTCGCCCCGTTTTACTGCCGTATAAACGCTTTTAGCTTCCTCGGTGTCCGGTAACCGTGCAATCATCTTAAGTCCTGCCGGATCCTTAATTAACTGCATGGTTTTTGGTGTCCTTGCTAAAGGCACCTTGCTTAAGTCGTGGTTATACAATAGCCTGGCGTCGCTTATGTCCGCCTCGTCTAAAGCTCCACGCCTTATAATTTCGATATACTCCCCTGCCGGGTCGTTTATCGTGGTAGGCTGGTCATAAACTATGGGCCTACCCTCTAAAATAAGGCCTTCGGATCCTGCCGGATCGCCGGCTCTTATTTCCGCTATCCTAATTTCCTTCATAAATGCCTACCTCCTGTTCTACCTCTTTAATTATCTGCTGCAGGCTCTTACGCTTGGCCGTAAATAATACTGGTAGCCAATGCGGTGTCTTATATTCCTTGTAGCCCCTTACTAAAGGCAAGTTCATTGTCTTACCGTCCAGGATATACATAACGTAATGCCCTGGCACTTTCTCGATAAGACCCTCTCTTTGCAGGTCGTTTATAAGCTCTATGGCTTCTTTGTTCCAACCGGCCCAAAATACTACGTTGTCGTTTACGTCGCTACATATCTCTAAATTACCTTGCCAGTTAAAACCCAACCTGTTAAAGAGTTCTTCAAGCTCTACATAGCTCGTCCCCTCGTGTTCTTTAATAAACTTGTAAACTTCTTCTTTAATCTTCTTCATTGGCGTTTACTCCTAACTGGTATTGATTGGCCTTTAATGCGTCCACAACGTTTAGGGTCTGTAGTCGCTTGTCGCCATCTTCTACGCCTGGAAGGTTCAATATTTCTAAAGCCTGGTTAATAGTCAATAGGCCATAAGGTATCAATTGAGCAATTAAATTAACTTTTGTCTTTGTGCTGCTGAATTGCAGGCGGCCACTTTCAAAGATTATCGTATTGCCAAAGGCCTGTTCCCTCTCGTTAAATATCTTCCGGGTAAATTCAAGGCTCATTTGCACCGCTATAGGCTCCAGGGTGCTTTCGTAAAATGCCGCCCATTGTTCTTCATTGTAGCTGCTGTTTACTATCGCTTCTGATACGCCTAAATAGTCATATATTTTAGTCTTAATAGCTTGGATCTGCTTATCATCTATGACAACCGGCTTAATTTCTATCGGGTCGTATTCCATCTTTTGGTCTGTGGCCACTACGCCGCCGTCATTGGCAATGCTCAAGTAATCGTTTATAAACCTTTCCTTTTCCTCCTTGAGCTTTTCCGGGGCCATAATCTGCGTAAACTTCAATATACCCCTTATATTTGCGCTGCTCTTAATGGCGTTTATATAGCCTTCATTCTGCGTATGTGCTAATTCTAAAGCCGGGGCTAAAGCTGTGTTTGGATCTCCTAATAAGTCGTTGTTGTTGAAGTTACGGCGTAAATGAATTATGTCCACATAGGGTAAAATAACCTCCCGGCTGTTTGCAAACATAAACTTACAATATAGCTCATTACTTGGATCCGCTAAAAAATCAACGTGTAAAGCCCTTAAAGGATAAATGCCTATTACTTGCCCTCTTTCGTCTTTTTGAAGGTAAGCAAAGGCATTGTTATATAAAAAGTAATGCGTAACCATCTTATAGAGCATATCAAAGGCACTCATATAAGGGTTTGGCTGCACTTGTAAAAGCCGGTTTAATTTACTGCTCTTGGCCGGCTCGTTGCGGTCTGGGTAATGTATTACATGGCTGCCTTTAAGCTTGGCTGCGTTCCTTGCTATGGCGTCAACGGCGGCCCTGTAAATGTCATTGCTGTAAGCGTCGCCGCTCCAGGGTGTAAATACGGCTGTTGAAGTGCTTAAAAGCTCTGCCCTTTCTGTTTTTACCGGTTCTTTTGTTCGTTTGAATAATCTTTCAAATATGCCTACCATCTTTTCCCCTCATTTCTTAAAAAACCATTGATATACCAATGGCTTTATTTCCTTTCGGGGCTTCAACTATCATATATTTGACTTCGTGTCCTTCCCTTAAGTCCGCAAACTGCGGGTTACATACTCCGCTTGCATGAAAAAATATATCTGTTCCGTCGTCCTGCCGGATAAATCCAAAGCCCTTATTATGGAATATTGTCTTTACAATTCCTTTGCCCTTCGCCAAAGTCTTGTTTTCTGCCATTTTCTTCACTTCCTTTTTTAGTTCTATCCACTTTGAATTATAACATACTTTAATGTTTACGTCAAGTTTATTATATGATTATCCGGGTTACCCTGTTTATGTATGTTATTATGTTTACTGTGTAATCAAAAAAATAATGCAGGGCCGTAACCCTGCATTACTCTAATGTTTTTATTTTTTCTTCATGGGCTTTTATAGCTGCCTTTATTCTCTGTTTTGCTCCTGGGTCTTTTTCTTTCTCATAGGCTGCCATAAGTCTTTTTAATCTCTGTTCTACTTCCTGCCTTTCAATCTCTATGGCCGCCGGCTCTCCCAATATGCCGTAAATGGTTTGCAAATAGTCTTTGTTCATATCGTAAAATACCTTGTCGCCTGTCATAAGGCTTATACATTCAATAGCTTTAAGTAATACTTTATAAACTGGCTCCCCGGCCTGTATGCTTTTATTGACTTCTGCCCTTAATCGCTCTGATTTCTTAACATTCTCCTGCTGTTTTTTATAGGCCGCCGCTAAACGCTCTAAAAGGCCTTCTGCGACGTTTTCCTTGCTTACTAATGGTTTTATATTACTCTTGCCTTTTTCGTCGCTTGTAGGCCGTTTTAGAGTGTCATTTTTTAATAACCTGTCAATTTCTGCTTCTATCGCCTGGTTCTGTTCCATTGCATAACGCTTTAACGCTTCCAACGCCATAGCCTCGCCCCCTTAAAACGGTTCTGGAGAGAATAAATCGTACTTGGGGTAATAGGTGAAGCCGCAACTAAAATAAGGCTTCCCATTTCTATTTTTTAAGCATACTAATTCTATCTTTCGTGGGTCTGCGGCCTTGGCCTGCTTTATTTTCTCCCTTTTTTCTTTTATCTTACCTTCCTTGTTGAACATTTCATCATTTATAGCCTGTAATTGTAAGCCCCAAATAACGTCCGCTGTGTACTCTATACCGCCGCTTTCCTTAAAGCTTTCAAAGTCAATAGGCGTCAAATAGTTTCCACGGTTCAAGCTCGATATAACAAATAAGGTAATATCAAAGTCCCGGCTTATTCTCTTAAGCTCTGTTACTGTGTTGTCTATTCGCTGCTTATCCCCCAATTTCATATCCCCGGGTATAATTTGTAAATAGTCAATAATCACTATGGGTTTAACATTATTAAGACTTATATAACGGTCAATATAACTTCTTATGCTCTCTGTGGTGGTATTAAAATTACCTTCAACTATATTAACCCTTTCGGCTATTTTCTCGTATACCTCCGCCGCCTTTATTACCTGTGAAGGAATATAGCCGCTTCTTATGCTTATTCCTGTTACTGCGTTGTTATAGTCCATCTTTGCGGTTAATCTTGCAAGGCTCTTGCTTACCAGTTCAAGCTTACTTTGTTCCAGGCTGAAATATATTATATGGTCGCCCTGCTCTGCTAATTGGTCGCCTAACTGATGAATAAAAGTTGTTTTCCCTACTGATGAAATACCGCCTACTACATAAAGGCCCGCATATAACCCGCCCATTTCTTTATCCAGGTTGCTAAAGCCGGTCTTTTTGTCTTTGTACGTCTTAAACTTCTCAATATCTGTTATAAAAGCTTTATTCAAATACTCGCTTACTGCGTCCGGCCTGGTAGCGTTTTTTATTTGCTCTTCTACGGTTTTCTTTATGGCTCCTGGCTTCGCTCTGTGCCATTCGTTAACATCCTTATATTCTGTCGGTATATCCAGGGCCTTAAATCCCATCTTGCGGGTTGCCTCTTTGCCTGCCTCGTCATTATCAAAGGCGGTTAAGAAGATAATACCTTTTGCCTCCGGGCTTTCCTCTATAGCTTTTATGAGCTTCCCGGCGTGCTGTGTTCCTCCTAATGCTATGGCCTTGTAGCCCTCTGCCTCTATGCTTAAAGCGTCAAATATGCCCTCTGTTATTACTATGGTTTCGCCCTTTGCCGCTGTCTTTATATACTCAATATTGAATAATGGGGCCGTTCCCCTTGCGTTCTTATATTTTGGCTCCTGGTCTTTCATTAAAGCCCTGGCTGTATAAAATACTACTTCGCCGTTGGCCCATACCGGCAATATTGCCCGCTTCCCGTCCTCCATGTCGGCTATACATAGCTTGTATTTGTCTATAAGCTCATTAGGTACGCCCCTTTTTATGAAGTACGCCTTTTCCTTTTCTGTCTGCTTGTGATATAATTCATTTATCCAGGCTGTATAATTTGCCGCCTGGCCGGGTGCTTTCCCTTCTGCTTTGGTCGGTGGTTGGGGTATAGCACTCTTTTTATTTTCTCTAAAATCTTCTTTGGCCGTTCTTAATGGCTCCCCTGCTAATTCGTGTAACTTTTCAAATGCTGCGTTCTCGCTCAATCCTTCTACCTCCTGTAAAAACTTATAAATGCTTCCGCCCTGGCAGCAACCGCTAAAACTTGAATAACTGTTTGTTTCCGGGTATACAGTGAAATGATCGTTATGGCCGCATACCGGGCAAGGGTTTACTCGGTAGGTCTTGCCTTCTTTTTTAATGCGGCTATGGTCGATTAAGGAAAGAATACTAACTTTGCTTTCAAGCTCTGAAATTTTCATTTTATCCCTCCGTATAAGAATAATTATTTTTGGTTATGCTAATTATAGCAAACGGCCCGCCGTTAAGGCGGGGCCGGTTTGCCGCTTAAAAGTACTTAGAAGTACTTAATAGTACTTAGGAAAATTCACCCTTAAAAAACCCAGTATTTTCAAGGGGTCTGGGACAAGCATCTAACCCGTTACCCCCCCAAATCTAACCCGTTACCCCCCCAAATCTAACCCGTTACCCCCCCAAATCTAACCCGTTACCCCCCCTTTTTGAG